CACCCTCAAGCAGTACGTCATCGACAAAGTGACGGCACTCATCGAAGGGTTTGGCCTCTTGGGTAAGGCCGTAGCCGCGGCGTTCTCCGGTGACTTTGGGGAGGCCGCCGACCTTGCAGCAGAGGGACTCCAGAAAATCTATATCGAAGCCAACCCCGTAGCGGATGCGGTAGGAGTTGTGGGTGACGTGATGGAGGTTGTCGGGGAGAAAGTAGTCGATGCTGCCAAGCACGTGGCGACCTTTGTCAAAGAGGCGGTTAACGCAGCAGGAGAAGCCACCGCCCTTGAGGACGCTATGCAACGCCTCGCCGAAAGGGAAGGAAACCTCGCGGTGGCTACCGCCCGCAGTGCTGCCGTCATCGAAGAACTCAAGAGACAACGCGACGACGAGAGGCTTCTTCTGGAGGACCGAATCCGCTTGGCCGAGGAGGCGGCAGTGATGGACCAAGAGATAGCAGACGCCAACGTAGCTATCCAAGAGGAGAAGGCGCGTCTACTCCGTCAGGAGCTGGAGCTACAAGGTGAGACGGAAGAGAGACTGCAAGCCGTGGCCGAGGCGGAGATAGCCGTAGCTGACGCCAAGGCAGCGAGTGCCGGGGTGCAGACGGAACTCATGACTTCTATCTACGGACTCAACCAAGAGATCATCGCCCAGGAGCAAGAGATGGCCTCCCTCCGTAGGGGATGGAACACCGAGCTCTTGGAAGGGCTCGACGCAGAGAGGGCAGCCATCGAGGAACAATACCAAGGGGAGCTCGTAAGTATCAATGCCCTGAAGCTCGCGGAGGAGGAGCTGGAGCAACTGCGTGAGGAGGCGAAGATGGCACGGGACGCCCGACTGCTCGCAGCGGAGGAGGTGTACAGGCAGGAACAAATCGATGGGTTGCAAGGGTACTACGACGAGGCCAACGACATCATTGAAGAGAACGCCGTCCTCACGAGGGAGAAGGAACTGGAGAACCTACGCCTCGACCACGAGGCCCGTATCGCCCAAGCCCAAGAGCTAGACCAGGAGACGCTCACCCTACAGGAAGCCCTCCGCCTAGCAGAGCAGGAGATAAATGACAGGTACGACGCGGAGGAGCTAGCCCGTAGGCAGGAGCTAGCCAAGAAAAGACTGGAGCTCACGGCGGGTGCGCTCGGTGCTATCCAAGCCTTGAACGACGCCTTCAGCAAGGACGACGAGAAGGGGGCGGAGAGAGCCTTCAAAAGAAACAAAGCCCTCTCGCTAGCTACGGCCACCGTCAACACGGGACAGGCAGTAGTCAACGCCTTGACCGCCGGGGGTAACCCCGTCAAGCTCGCCACGGGTGCGCAGTTCGTTGAGGCCGGTATCGCTGCCGCCACAGGTGCTGCCCAGATTGCCACCATCGCCAAGTCCAAATACTCTCCCTCTGGAGGCGGAGGCGGAGGCGACACGGCTCCCGTATCGGCGGGTGGGGGTGCTGACATCGGCGGAGCCCCACAAGCGCCACAGCTCGACCTCTCCTTCCTCGGTGAAGGGGCGGGACAGACAGCACCCGTACAAGCCTACGTCATCGCTACCGACGTCTCGAACGCACAACAAGCTAACCAACAAATCCAAGACCAAGCCACATTATGAGAATCGTAGAATTGATAATCGACGAAGACGCGGAGCTGTACGGCATCGACGCTATCTCGCTCGTCGACCGACCAGCCATCGAGCTCGACTTCATCGCCCTGAAAGAACAACGCCTTGAGTTTGCCGAAGCCGACAAGGAGAAGCGCATCCTCATCGGCCCAGCCCTCGTACCCGACAAGCCTATCTACCGCAAGAACGGGGAGGAGGAGTTCTACGTCTACTTCTCCAAGGGTACGGTGAGGAAAGCAAGCGAGCTATACCTGAAGCACGGCAACCAAGCCAAGCACACCCTCGAACACGAGCACACCATCCACGGGCTCACCGTGGTGGAGTCGTGGATTGTGGAGAACAAGGAGCAGGACAAGTCCGCCCTCTACGACCTCGACGTACCCGTAGGTACTTGGATGGTCGCCGTCAAGGTGGACAACGAGGCTATCTGGTCGGAGTGGGTTAAGGAGGGCAAGGTCAAGGGCTTCTCCATCGAGGGCTACTTCGTGGACAAGATGAAGAAGAACACCGAGGACGAGATGCTCGCCGAGCTAGCCAAGGCCATTGTCAAAGCAGACAAGCGGACGAAGACCGGGACGCGGGTAGTGATGGAGTCGTACGACGACTACCCCGACGCGGTGAAGAACAACGCCAAGCGAGGCATCGAGCTCAACGAGAAGAACGGGAACAAGTGCGCCACGCAGACGGGCAAGGTCAGGGCTCAACAGCTAGCCAACGGCGAGCCCCTTTCCCTCGAGACGGTCAAGCGCATGGCCTCCTACCTACAACGGGCGGAGGAATACTACGACGAGGGCGACATGACATCATGTGGTACTATCTCCTATCTCTTGTGGGGTGGCAAGGCTGGCCTCCGGTGGGCTTCGTCCAAGCTGTCGCAGGAGCTCATGAAAGAATTGAAAAAAGAATTTTCCACAAAAACTTGAGAATCGACCCCTCGAAAACCTTATATAAAAAACGGCACGACATGACTATTCAAGAAAGGGTGCAGGACATCTTCAACAAGTTCAACGTCAACTTGAAAGTAGAGGAGTCGCGCACCGAACTGGCAGAGGCCGCCCTCGACAACGGGACGGTTATCTACACGGACGGCGACGACTTCGTAGAAGGAGACGAAGCCTACATCATTAACGACGAAGGCGAGCGCATCCCGCTCCCTCCTGGGGACTACACCTTCAAGGACGGGGGTGTCATCTCTATTGCTGACGGTGGCAAGATTGCAGCCGTGAACAAAGGAGGCGAAGGCAAGGAAGCGAAAGATGGCAAGGCAGCGAACCCAGCCAAGACCAAAGAGCCTGTGGCTGAAGCTCCCGCCAAGGACGCACCCGTCAAGCCCGCACCCACCGACCCCCCGGTTAAGCCACCCACGAAGCCCAAGACTCGCCAGAGCGCGGACTTCGAAGAAGAAGAAAATCCAAAAGACATGGAAGAAGTAACCATCAACTACGTCACCCGCGAGGAGGTAGAGGCCATCGTTGCCGAAGCCATCGCCGCAGCTATGGGTGAACCAGCCGTCGAGGAAGTGGAAGAAGCCACGGAAGAGGAGAAGGAAGAAATGGCTACGGAGGCCGTAGAGCCTACCGAAGAATTTGAGGTCGAAGTCGAAATGAGTGCAGAGACTACCGAAGCACCCAGCGACATGGACGTAATCTTGACCGAACTCTCACAGGTGAAGGAGCGTCTGTTCGAACTCCAGAAGCAAGCAGCCTCCACGGGGCTGAAGCACAAGGCACCAACCCCAAAGAAGGAGCCTTTGAATCTACAGAATTTGTCAATCGAGGAGCGCGTCCGCGCCCTCTCTAACCACTACAACGCTTAACTATGAGCGCAACTATCTCTTCAACTTACGTTGGGCAACACGCACTGCCGTTTGTTGCCCCAGCCATCTTGAGCGCGGACACCCTCGCCAATGGCTACGTTTCAGTCTTGGACAATGTTCGTTACAAGGCTAACCTCACGAAAGTCTCTGGCCCAACTATCGGCGACCGCACTTGCGGATTCACCGCAGCGGACGGACTTTCTTTGTCTAACATCGTACTCACCACGACACAGCTTCAGGTGAACGAGGAAATCTGCAACGACGACCTCGCACAATCTTGGGCAGCCGAGCAGATGCGTGGCAACTACGCCGGCACTCCTGCCGACTACGCTAGCTACCTCGGACAAATCACTGCTGCAAAGGTGGCTGAGGACGTCGAGCGCAATATCTGGCAGGGCGACTTCAACTCTGCTGACGGAACTTCTGTAGGCGCGACCTACGACAATTTCAACGGTTTGTGCCGTCACTTGGTTGATGGCTACAACGCTGGCACCATGCAACAGCTCACGGGTGCAACGGACGCCGCCAACATCTTGACTCGCTTGGGCGACTTGGTGGGTGAGGTTCCTTCAGCTATCGCTGGCGACCCAGAGGCTTCTATCTTCATGTCTCGCAAGTCTGCCAACTTGTACTACCAAGCATTGGCTGCTACTTACAACTTGCCATTCTTGAACGATGGCGTGGTGGCGAAGTACGCTGGCTACTCCATCGTGACTCCTGCTGGTTTCCCTGACGACACGTTCCTCATCTCTCGCAAAGACAACTTGTTCTTCGGAACTAACTTGTTGACCGACCACGTTGAGGCTCGCTTCTTGGACTTGACCGGCACGACAGGCGACGCGGTGACCCGCATCATCATGTTGTTCGACGGTGGAACTCAAATCGTGGACGCGGCCTCTGCTGGTTTCGCGTACCGCACGAGCTAATCATTAACCGAGGGAGGGGGGGCTTCGGCTCCCCCACTTTCACAAAACCTTAAACAATGGCTTGTTCATTAACTCTTACAGGAAGAGACCTCGGTTGTAAGGACTCCCTCGGTGGCGTCAAGGAAATCTACGTCGCTCAATGGAGCGAGGCTATGTGGGACGCTGTGGCGTCAGGTGAGATTGCCGACTCTGCTGCGGCCTTGACTATGAACGGTTACGGCTTGACAAAGGGTTCAGCTAGCTTGACCCAGACAATCACGTCGTCAATCGAGAACGGCTCCGTCTTTTTCGACCAAGCTCTCACGGCTACCTTCACGGGTCTGTCTGCTTCCGACATCACGGAAATCAGCAACCTCACGAAGGGTCGCACGGCTATCGTAGTCCAAGACCGCAACGACAACTACTTCGTCATGGGCCACCTCAACGGCGTGGAAGCGTCAGGAGGTACCGTACAGACGGGTACTGCTGCCGGCGACCTCTACGGGTTCACGGTGGAGTTCAGCGCACAAGAATCTACCGCCGCTCCATTCTTGGACACGGCGACAATGGTCAACTGCACCCTGACTCCTTCGAGCTAAGTTACACCGAGGCACGGCCTTATGACTGTTATATAAGGAGGGGGAGGGCGTTAAGCTCTCCCCTTTTTTTGATAGATAAAGCATGGTCAACCTACTCCCCAACACAGCAGCACAGAAAATGTACTGCACGCCGTTCGAGGCTCGGAAGTTCCTCGCTTCCTTTACGGACTACCTCGTCGTACTTCGTAACGATGCGAGCGAGGAGACCTTTGCCTTCATCGCCGGCGTGATCTACGACAACGAGAGGTACTCGCAGTTCAGAATAGGAACGAACGCCGACGACCCTACCAACGGCCAAATCCTCCTCACCGAGTCGGGGCTGTATACATACACAATCTACGGGCAGAACTCGGACATCAACCTCGACCCCGATGACGCCTCTATCGTGGGGGTCTGCGAGGTGGGGGCTTGCCGAGTCACGGCGACCGGAACTTACTTTGACTTCGACAACCCGACAGTCCCCGACAACATCATATATTACGAGTAATATGGAACTTATCAAACTCAAAGAATACGAGGAGCGGAGCTACGCCGAAGCACCCTCAAAAGACGGGTATGTGAAGTACGGGGACGACAACCTGTTCCCTCAATACCTCATCGACCTGTACAAGTCGAGCGCGACGCACAATGCCCTGTGTACTTCTATCGCCTACATGATCTTCGGGGACGGCGTACAGGCCGACAGCCTCGACGCTAGGCTCAAGATTCAGGAGTGGGGTCTAGACGACGAGGTGCGGAAAGCTTGCCTCGACCTGAAGATTCAGGGAGGCT